TCGACCCGAAGGAGCGCCTGCGCCCCCGTACGCCTGTGCGCGTGCGCGTGCATGACGTGTGCGCATTATGCGTGCGTGCCTGCGCGTGCGGTATTGCTCGCGTGCGTGCGGTATAGTTCGCGCGTGCCCGTTTCCATTGTCGCGGTGTGGTGCTGTGTGGTGCTGCGTCCTGCTGCTGCGTGCTGCGCCACTGCTACCACTGGACGCGCCTGCGCTGGGCTGCTGGTGCTGGGCGGTGCTGCTGTGTGTATCGGTGGCTGGGCGCGGGGCTATCTATCTTTTTTCGTGGCGCTGCTGTCATAGCTCGCTTGCTGTGTGTGCTGTGTGTCGTGTGCGGTACTGTGTGCCATCCTGCTACGCTACCGCCTGCGCCCTGTGTCTCCAGCTCATCGCGTCACTGTGTAACACTCTGATACTTGCTATCCGTTCGCGTTCACTCAATCGTCACTCCGTGTCTCTTTCGTTCCGCTCCGCGCTCCGCTATCGCACTGCGTGCTGCGTCGCTTACGCTGCGTATCGCTACAGCTATACACTACAGTTACTTTCATTTAATCATTGATTTAAAAGGATTTATTTACGGTTATTCTGCTGTGTGTAAGCTACGCAATAACCTATTCAATCAAATATTTATTATCAATGATTCCAGTGACTTATCGCCTTTTTGAGCTATTCAGTGAAAATAATTCTTGCAATGTTGTTTGTGATTTGCTGTAATTCATCTCGCCGGACGACACAGCGTTAACGTGTCGGACGGTGTAAGACGGTAACACTGTTCTTTAACAATCTGGTGTGTTGACAAGGCAAGCTCACTATGCTGTAATGCTTCCAGTCAGTCAGCAAGCTAAACAGTCATGGATAAAGACGTTAAAACCCACGTAGGCGAACTGATACGGTTTAATCATCTCAGAATGGGCGCTGATTAAAACGGTTGACAGGATGAAACGAGTATGCTGTAATGCACACCAGATTGACAGGCAGCAAGCCAGTCAGTCAGAAGTAAAAAGTAGTTGACAAGCTGAATACGATGTGATGTAATCAGCACCGAGTTGAAAGGTTGCAAAACAACCTGCTCTGAGTGAACGTAAACTGGCCACGTAGTGTCACGGCCTCATGGGTATCCGGCGCAGCTAGGAACTGGTGAGGGCACCGCCGAAAGGCAATAGGGGTAGCGCCCGGTGCAAGGGAACGGAGAAGCGCGATAGACGCAGCGCAGTATCAGCACAATCCCGAACGTCTTATAAGGCGCGGAGTGTAGCGGGTAGGTAGGCAAGCTGGTAACGGTGAGCCGGACTGCTGGAGGACTCCTGAGAGTGGATGCAGACAATATCCACGGCGCGAAATGGGCGGGGCGATTTTTCAGGGTAGTGAATCCGACAAGCCAATCAATGCCAACGAGTGCAGACTGTACGGCGCGTCACAATGGGTTCACTATCCACCTGAAAATAGCCAACAACTGGAGAAATCAATATGTACCGTATCTATGCAAGCGCATATCGTCAGGGCAACGCTGAGTCAGTCAATCTGGCACTGCACTGCAAGGCACTGCGAACGGTGCAGGACATGTTCGGAGTGATTCCGGTCACACTGACAGGCAAGTTCGACAATGCGTATGAGTTACGCATGGTCTTCCCTGTCGATGGAATCTACGAAATCCGGCAGGCTGTTAAGCTGTTTTGTAAAGCCTTCGAACAGGACTGCATCATGGTAGTGACCAAAGACGACGATGCAATCTTCATGGACTCACCGTATCCGGGCAAGCCTGCTGGCAAGCTGGTCAGCAAGACTAACGAGGAAATGGAAGCCGGGCAGTTCACTGCTTGGACTTACGACGGTGAGCAATTTTGGGTAGTGGAGTAAGGAGCATGACCATGTCCACTGCACTGTGTGTTATTGCGGCGGCGTGCTGGGTCATTGACCAGCGACTGAGCCGTCGCCGTGGCTGATAGCCTATAGCGTCCTACGGGGCGCTATGTGAAATCAACCAAACCGACAAGGGGTAACATCATGACTACTGTAAAATACACCGCGTTCAAAGACGCTGCGGCGCTGGATAAAGCTATCGAAGCGACCGTTAAAAAGGCGCACTCCCTCCGTAACGAGATTCAGAACGTTGCGGTCGGCATTATCCTGCACGCTTACCATCACGGCGACTATACCCGTGCTGAATCCTTCACCAACCAACTGGGTGACGGCGTTCGTGGTAAAGCACTGGTTGACTGGTTCGTCCAGTTCGGCGGCCTGATTGTAGGCGAGCATGAGGGTGGCAAGTCTGGCTTCGTTGGCTGGAAAGGTGCCGACTTCATCAAGAAGAACATCGACAAGGCGAAAGCCACGATGTGGTGGACTTGCAAGCCGGAAGCGGCCTTCGAAGGCTTCGACCTGCAAGAAGCGCTGGACAAGCTCATTGCCAAAGCTGAGAAGGCAATGAACAAGGCCAATGAGCTGCGCCACGAAGGGCGCGATGAGGATGCGAACAAGGTTGTCGTGCCTCAGAACGTGCTGGATGGGCTGCGCAAGCTGAAAGCTGCGTGATTACTGAGAAGGCATTCAAGCGAGTGCCTTCGATTGTAACCACGGCAATAATGCCACAATCCTAACTGGAGACTTAATATGTCCAAATTAACTGTAGTCCTGCTGAACAACCTGCCTGCCTCTGCTTTCGGTGAAGGCGTTAAACTGGAAGACGTGCAGAGCAAGCAGTACGTCGCAATCACTGACGGTCAGGGCTACCTGATTGCAGGCATCAACAAGGACGGCGACTCGAAGGAAGAAATCGAAGCGCACTTCCGTGAACAGGGTCTGGATGCTGACATGCCGCTGGCGCTCATCGCCATGCTGAACGGCGTGCCTTTCGTTGACGCTGCCGACGTTGTAGGCGCAGATATCGACGAGGTTTACAGCGTCGAGTCTGACGACGAGTAAGCTGGGCTAACTGACAGGCCATTCGATGAGTGGCCTGAATTGTTATTCCAAGCCAAAGGAGGCTGCATGATTCGTGTGAGTTTGGTCAAAGACGCATCCGGCAAGGTGGTATTCTACCTGCTGGACAATCAGAAAGGGCTGACCCTGCTGGCGTACGTCAAAGACGGCGACCCAAGTACGCAGGAGATTCTGGACTTCCTGATTGGTCAAGAGACCTATAGCGAGCTGCTGTTTGACGTGTCTGGCCGCACCGAAGCTGCCAATATTGAGTACGTCGAGGAACAGCACGGCGAGGTGACGCTGGAGTTCATCGGCACCATCCCGTTCGCTGAGTGATTACTGACAGGCCATCTGCGGGTGGCCTGAACTGTACTCACCCAACAATCAAAGTCTAAGGAGACTTATCATGGCAAATGGTTACATCGTACGTGGCACCGAATCAAACAAAGTCGTGGCCTACGCACTGGAAAAGAGCGGCCACTATCTGGCGCACACTCGCCGCGACAACGAGCCGACCGATAGCGAAGGCGTGTTGGCCGAACTGAAACGCGAAGGCGTGCCGCCTGAACTCATCTTCATCCTGTCTGGTATCCAGATTCACGAACTGCAAGATGCAGCCAAGCGTGTGTGGGGTGAGGGCGTAGAGCTGGAGCACATCGGTATCGTGGACGAAGCTGCGTAACAGCGGGATTGACTCAAGCCAGTGTCTCGGCGCTGGCTTTATGGCAATACTGCCCCATCCATTTGAGGATTTAAACATGGCTAAGTTCGAACTGGTAAAATTCATCGACCCGTCTGACAACTCTGAGACCTTTGCTCAGTTCACCGACGACCGCACACAGGTGGCTATCTACACCAGTGAGTCGGCGGCGCGTGACAACTTCGGTGAAGAGATATTCTTCGATTCGGTTGAAGAAGTGCGCAAAGGTGGCGGCCCTTACGCTGATGCACTGGAAGCGGCGCTGGAAGAAGGCGAAGTCGTTGACACTCTGGACGACGACGAAGAGTAAGCGTGACGCCCGGTTGCCTCCTTGCGAGGGGGCAACATGGCAATCATGCCATAACCTACTGGAGTATTGAACATGACTAAACTCGTACTGATTCACGGCATCGCTGGTGAGAAATTTGACGACGGTATCTCTGCACCTGTGCTGGCGCTGGAAGGTGAAGAGACCTTCGCTGTGCTGCAAGGTCTGGCTGAGGGTAGCGATATGGTACTGGCATCAGAAACAATTATCGAACAAGCCAGCGCAATCCGTGAGGCCGAGCACCTGCGTGGTGTAGCCGCAACGCTCGGTCACTGCGCTGGTAACGGCGGCCTGCGTGGGCATTCGGTCGGCGGTGTATTCCCCTGCGTAATCTTCTCGAAGGGCAACCCACATGTGCATCTCGACTGGTGTTTCCTCGCACCGAACGGCGATGAGTTCGACGGCTTCGTAAGTTATGAAGATGCGTATGCAGCCGCGCAACAATGGCTGGAGGAAAGAGAGGTATAGTATGAGCAGAAGTGCTAAGTGGGATGCGTTGGTTCAGTGGGTGAAGGACAGCTTCGGCCCACCACCACAGCGCGTGGAAGTTGCAGACCCTGAGCCATTCGAGTACGTGACCAAGACCAGTGAGCAACTGGAGATTGGTGACTACATAGTAGCGTACTCTGGTTATGTGCAGCGCATCGGTGCCGTCGAGTATGATGGCAAACGACTGGTCGTTACGAAGGCAGGCCATGCTCCTGAGTATGAGTTCTACGCCTACGAGAATGACAAGTTCTCTATCCGTAAAGTAAAAGGTAAATAAATCATGGCTATTAACTTCGCAACATTTGACAAACAGCAGTTCGAAGTAACCAAACGTCTGGCCGCAGAGATTGACGAGCGCCCGGAAGTATCCGACGTGATTGAATTTCGTGGTGGCTTCCTGCCAAAGATGACGTACGTGGCAGCAATTAAGGCAGGCCGACTGGACATGGTGGATATCATCCCGCCGACCCGCACTGGTGCCATCATCGCACGCAACATCACACTGCTGGCTGGTCTCGGCACCAAGTCTCTGGATGCAGCAGGTGAAACAGAGCGTGCTGTTCAGCTCCGCATGGCGGCAACGTTGGCAATCCGTTTCGCATGTGAAGAGACGGTACACGCCAGCTACCACGACTGGTATCAGGCATGTGAGAATGTGCCTGCCGACCTGAGCGAGACGCACGCAAGTGTGCTGTTCGCTGGCGAGGTACTGGATGCCATGCTGCAACAGTTGAAGGAAGGACTGGGTGAGCTGCTGGCGGCGGCGAGCGAGGTGAAACGTGCAACGCTCCACTGATTTAGTGGTGCGTAAATCACCCACTGGTAAACACTGGTGGGTGGTGTACGCTGACCTACCGGGCAGACCGTTTGCTGTCCGTGACACAAAGTGGCAGGCCGAAGCTAAGCGTGATGACCTGCAACGTATCGTAAACAGAATGGGAGTACCAGCATGACCATCATCAAAGACGAAAGCAAACTCGAAGTCGGTTCCGCATACAAGCTGAGCGGCGGTGTGTTCTGTTCGGTTGCACTGGACGTGAACGCAGGCAAGTTCATCTTCAAAGGGCGTGACGAATACAACCCGGACATGCTGCACTTCGAAGGTGTTACCGATGGCCGGGCGCAGTTCTTGTACCCGGAGCGGCTGGCCGATGGGCAGTATGATTTGTCCAAGGTTGAAACAATCAAGTGACTTACTCGTGGCATTTCGTGAGAGATGCCACCATGAAAGTAACTGTATTGCACAACATCGGAGGAGATATGCTCAAAGTAATATTGTTGTTCCTGCTTCTGGTAATTATTTGGGGAGCGTTATGGGTGGGTCTTGCATCACTGGTGCTTATCCCTGCGGTCGGTGAGTCAGCCACTTCAACACTGGGCACACTGCTCGGCATGTTGGTGGGCTGGGGTCTGATGCAGTTGAGCCTGAGTGTAGGCCAGAATCGGGGGTGGATTAAATGGTGAAGCCTAAGTATAAAGTCGGGGATGAAATCGTAGGCGACGAAGGCACTGGCACCCGGTCGGGTAAGCTGAGTATCATCGCTTGGGTTAACCCTGACCGCCGAGCGTGGGAGCGTAGCGGGGAGACTCGTTACATCGTGAGCTGGATTGGTGAGCGCCTGAATGCGCAGCCGGATATCAGCCACTACAAATCTGACTGGCTGGAAGAGAACACCAGTCTGGTCAGCACGCCAGCCGAGAAGCGCGGTCGGTTCATGTGCTTGGTCGAAGGCAGCAACGCGCCGCCGAAGGTTGAGCACATCACTGAGCGCGAGGCGCGTGAAGAAGCTGAACGTCTGGCAGAGCGGTGCGGAGGTACTGTCCGTGTGCTGCAAGTTGTGGCCAGCGTGAAGATGAAGAAGAAGATTCTGTACACACCGGACTGGGATAACGAATGAGAAAGTCAGTGAGCAATGATGAGTGGCCGGAGCTGGCGAGGCGTCTGCCGATAGGACAAAAGCGTCGGACGTTTCACGCTTGCTCACGCTCATTCAGTAAGACCAACTTCGAGTATGGCCGGAACAGCGAAGGCGTGTGGTGCAAGTGCCATCGCTGCGGCCATGCTGATTTCAAACCCCTCAACCATGCACCGTATGTACCGCCAGCCAAAGAGCAGGTGAAGATACCGGGCGACGTTGTTCCGCTTATCGAAGTGATAGCGAAGCAGCCCGGACTGCTACTGCCAGCGTTGGAGAAGTATGAGCTGCTGCCACACCTGAGCGTGCTGACTGCCAGCCCAACGTACGGGCGTATCTACTTGCCGGACAACTCGGCAAGCTACTGTGGTCTGGACTACACCGGGCGGCAGTTCATTCCGTGGCGCTCGCCACACAACCATCTAATGGCAGTGACAGTAAGTAATCACGACGACGATGAGTTCAAAGGGATATGGATTTACGACAGCGCATCAGCATATCTCGACCACGTTCGTCGTGGTGACAGAGTGGATGGCAATGCAGCGTTCGTAGCCAATGCCGACGATGCCACCGTACGCGCTCTGGTTAGCGTTGTGCTGGCCAATCGTTATGAAGTGATATCATTGCAGCACCGACAGAGCGACAGGCTCAGGCGTGAGCTGAGAGTGTGTGGCAGGGTGCGAACAATATAGGAGGGTAATGTGTTAGACAAACTGTTGCTCTCTGTCATGCGTGAGCGAGGGAAGTATAACTCCCTGCGCCATGCCATTCCAGAGGACACTATGAGTCAGACCACAGGCTACATGCTGCGTGCGTATGGCTCATACTTCGAGGCGTTCCCGGATTCAGATTACGTGGATATGGAAACGCTAGGCACACACGTCCGGCTCAAGACTGGGAGTACACCGGAGCAGATGGCTGCGTTCGAATCGCTATGCCAGCAGCTCAAGGAATACCAGCCGACGAAGCAGCAGACCGAAGGCATCATCGACCAGTTAGTCGAGCTGGATACAGCAGGCAAGGTTAACCTCCTTGCGCAGAGGTACGACAATGGCGATGAGATTGATTTCATCTATGAGCTGGGCCGCCTTGCAGAAGGCGCACGCCGCAGTCGAGGGCAGTCATCTGTCACTGATTACGTTGACGATGATGTGGTTGATATTATCAATCGGACGGATGATGACCACGGTTTCAAGTTCGGTCTCATGTGTTTGCAGGACAGCGTTAGGGTACTTCTCCCCGGTGACTCCGTTGCAATCGGCGCTCGACCCGACAGTGGCAAGACTTCCTTCATCGCGTTTAACCTTACGAGAATGGCGGCGACAGCAGCGAAGCTGTATCCGGGCCGACCAATCCTATGGTTCAACAACGAAGGGCAGGGCATCAACATCATCCCGCGCATCTACCAAGCGGCGCTCGGCTGTACGCTCCCGGAGTTAAAGGCACTGGGTGCAGACAGGAAGAAGTTGCATGAGAAGTACGCGAAGGCGTTGAATGCTCCGGCCAACATCATACGTGTGAAGGACATGCACGGTGCAACGTTGGCCAAAGCGGAGCAGGTGATTGAAGCAATGAATCCCTGCATCGTGGTGTGGGATATGCTGGCAAACTTCAAGTTGTCTGTGGCTGACGCTAACAGCAACAAGGCCAGCCAAGTCGAGCAGCTCTGGCAGGAGGTACGTGAGCTGGCGGTACGTCATGACTTCGTATCGCTGGCTACGGTTCAGGTATCCGCAGACGGTGCCGACGATATGTTCCCCGCGCTAGACGCACTCAAGGATTCCAAGACTGGTATCCAAGGTGCGACCGATGTGATTGTCATGCTGGGTTCCGTTGACGACCCGGCGCTGGCAGCGAGGCGCGGCGTGAGCACTCCGAAGAACAAGCGGCAGATAGCTGGGCGTCCGTCCAACGTCCGTTCGCAGGTTCACTTCTATGCTGATAAATGTCAATTCGAGGATATGTGATGAGCAAGATAAAGGTAGGCGACCGCGTTCGTAACTGTGACACCAAGAGCGTACACTTCGGCGCGACTGGTACTGTGGTGGATATCGACAGCAAGTGCATCAGCATCCGGCGCGACGATGGCTCGCGTGGTTCCGGTATCTATGGTTCGTGGACTGCGCGGCCAGAGTGCTGGGAGCTACTGGATGAAGTAGCCAAGGTGCCGGAGCCGACGAGCACTGACGAAGACTGGAGCTATGCAGAAGCTGAGCGTCTGTATCAGGCGGCGTGTGATGCCATGTCGCGGTACAATCAGTACATCGAGCGTAAGCCTACGACTAACTACCTGTCCGGCTCAGTGCCGAGCAAGTGGTGAAAGGGCGCAGCTATCGTCGTTGCTCTTGCGGCGGCAGCCTGCTAACTGAGCAGGTCAAGGGCAAGGCCACTGGCAAAGTGCTGGTGATTTATGAGTGTGAAAAGTGTGGAGCGAAACAGTATGGAAGAACGCACGTATCGAGCGGCACCCTTAAACCAACGTGAGCAGGAACTCATCCGGGCACAGTACCGGAAGGGCGACGCATTCCGTGGTGCCGAGGCATTGGGTGAACGCTTCAACGTAGCACCCGAAGATATCTACGCCGTGGTTAACTTCACCTATACCAAGGGGAGAAAGAAAAGTGATAAGTGATAACGACTTCAAGCGCGTGTGGGCAGAGGAAATCTGTCGGCTGTTGCAGGGCGAAGAGTTGAGCTTCGTTGTTGCAGGGGGTGGGGCACGAGACACTGCGCTTGGCGTAGACCCGAAGGACTTTGATATCGTGGTGTTCGGTTGGGGCGGTGACATGCAGCGCGTTGCTCGCCGACTGGACTGGCTGGATTCCCGGCTGGAAGACTGGGCTGCGGAGCATGAGCTAGACTACGAGTACATGCCGAGTTACCACGATGCAGAAGAGGGCGGCGACTTTGGCTCCCGACTGTACGGCGTGTACAAAGTTGGCCCGGTCGATATCATCATCAGCAAGTGCGGCTGCTGGTCACAGGTGCTGAACGAGTTCGACTTCAACCTGAACCAGTTCTACTTCCCGTCCAGTATCCCGCGCTACTCCGGCCAGTACAGCCGTGACCCCGGCGACTTCATGGCGTACCCGTATGAGCCGAAGCTGACTGCCGAGGATGTGCAGTGGTATCCGGCGCTGGCCAGTCTGGTTGAAAGCTATGACGACCTTCTGACCCTGCGTGTGTGCCGACCGGATGCGAGCATGAGTCGTCTGGCTTACATGTTAGAGAAGCACGAGAAGCTGCTGCCCCGCATTCAGGAGTACGTGAATCGTATGCCTGACCATTTGGGTGGCACAGCATAGCGGAGGGGTAATGGCAATTCGAGCACAGGTCATTGACGTTGAGACCGAGAACCATGACTGGTACGGTGAGCTGGCATCTCCACGCTGCCCGGACAACTACGTCGTGATGCAAGGCCAGCGCGATTGTGTGCTGACGAAGAATGGCTGGGAGTTCTACGAGCGCGAAGAGTATCGGTACACGTCAAGGGAAGACTGGTTGCAGAACAAGAGTCTGCACCTGCACCCCGACACGAACATACTGGTGGCACACAACGCGCCGTACGAATTGAGCTGGTGGTTCCTGCATTACGGTGACGAGTTCACTGCCTTCCTCAAACGGGGTGGCCGTGTATTCTGTACCGCATATGCAGAGTACCTGCTGACTCACCAGCAATCGCAGTACCCATCGTTAAACGAAACCGCGCCGAAGTACGGCGGTACTCACAAGGTGGATGCAGTCAAGGCAATGTGGGAGTCAGGTTATCTGACCAGCCAGATTGACCCGGAGCTGCTAAGTGAGTACCTGTCCGGGCCGAGCGGCGATATCGAGAACACCACGAAGGTGTTCGTCGGGCAGTGGGCTGAGCTTACCAAACAAGGTATGCTACCGATGGCACTGACCCGTATGGAAGGGATGCTGATGTGGGCGTACATGATGCACAGCGGCTTGCACGTTGACCGTGAAGTGGCTGAGCGGAATCGTCAGGAGTTACGCACGCAGATTGACGAGCTGACACAGAAGCTGCTGGATTATCTACCAGCGGATATGCCGGAGGAAGCACGTAACCAGTTCAAGTTCACGTCGGCATACCACATGTCAGCGTTCGTCTTCGGCGGCGTCATGAAGTATACGACCCGCGTACCACGTACTGATGCAGACGGCAATCCAATCTACGTGAAGGTGGATGCGCCGCTGTTCAAGCGTGGCAAGGAGAAGTGGTTGAAGCACAAGGAAGAGTGCGAGTTCGATGAAGAGTCCGGGCTATGGTATGACCCGGTTGAGAAGGTACACCAAACTCTGTACACGGCAGGCAAGTTCAAGGGCGAGCCTAAGTTCGAGAAGCTGGCGACAGATGAGGTGGACACCAAGTGGGGCGATGTGCTGTACCCGCTGCCCGGTCTGCTCCGCGACAAGGACAGACGAGCGAAGGAGATAGCAGACAACCTCGTATGGGAAGACCCGAAGCGTCCGGGTGAATATCTCCGGCGCACTGGTGACTGGGTGGGCAAGCGTAAGCTGGCTGATGGTACACCTGTGTTCAGTACGGCGGGTGAGGTGCTGGAGATTCTGGCTGCCCGTAAGATTCCCGGTGTGGTTGAAATCGCTGAACGTGCCAAGTCACAGAAAGACCTCGGCACCTACTACTTGAGTGAGACCTTCGACGAAGAGGGTAACGTCACTGGCCAGTCAGGTATGATGCAGTTCATCCAGCCGGATGGGATTGTACATCACACCATTAACATGACTGCGACGGAGACCACTCGCTTATCATCGGCACGACCGAATAGCCAGAACCTTCCGCGTAAAGGTACGAGTAAAGTTAAGCAGATGTTCACCTCCCGGTTTGGGCCGGGCGGCAGGATAGTCGAGGCTGACTACTCGGCGCTGGAAGTAGTAGGGCTGGCGGGATTCAGTAAGGATAAGAATCTCGTTAAGGCTCTGATGGATAACATCGACATGCACTGTATGCGTCTGGCCGCGCAGCTTGAGGAAGACTACGAAGAGGTGAAGCGTAAGGCGAAGGATGAATCCCATCCTGACCACGAACGCTACAGCCAGATGCGTACCGATATCAAGCCGAAGGCATTCTCATATCAGTACGGTGCGACAGCGCGAGGCATCGCGTACTCCACTGGCTGTACTGAGGAAGAGGCACAGGCATTCATCGACAACGAGAAGAGTCTGTTTCCAGAAGTGGAAGCATGGTTCGACAAGGTTATCTTCCCGGCAGTGGAGAAGTCCGGTCAGAGCAATGTGTTCAAGGAGCAGGATGAGAATGGACGGTGGTGCGTCTACCGCCGTGGCTACTTCAAATCTCCGGGCGGCACCTGCTATTCATTCCGTCAGTATGAGAAATGGAACAGCGCAGCTCGTGGGTATTTGATGGAATACAAGCCAACCCAAATGCGTAACTATCCGATTCAAGGTGAGACCGCGTTTTGGGTGCAGGGCATTGGTGGTCTGTTGTTCCGCTGGCTGCTGAGCAATGACTTCTTTGGTGGGCGTGTGGTTCCCATCAACCAAGTGCATGACGCATTCTATTTCGACGTTGCGCCTGACTGTCCACACGAGTTCTTCGTAGGACTCAAGGCAATCATGGAGAGCATCCCGGAATACTATAACCACGTATGGCCTGAGTATGACCTGACGGTGCCGTTCCCGGCAGAGGTGGAAGCAGGCCCAAGCATGTACGAGAAGCACCACGTAGAGACGACAGCCGAAGAAGTGCTGGAGTTCAAACGTAACTTTCTGAAATCTAAGGGTATCGAGATATGACTAAGCCGAGTGTATTGAATCGCTTTAACACCATCGTTGAACAGTTCGTTGAAGAAGAAGGCGTAGACTTTAACGAAGCCGTGTCCGGTGGCGGCGGCAAGCTGATGCCGGAAGGTAAGGCACTGGCTCGCCTGATTCAGTATGTGGAAATCGGGCCGCAGCCTATTAAGCAGGACGCAAGCAAACCGCCTGTCAATAAGTTCTTCCTCAAGTTCGCAGTGTGGGGTAAGGGTAAGGACAAGACCTCAACCTACCACGATGTGGTGGATGGCAAGATGGTGCCGGGCATTGTGCGCACGCAGTTCATTGCTGTTAAGAAAGACCTCAACAGCAAGTCCGGCGCGTACAAACTGTTCAAGCGTATGAACCCGGAGAAGACTGCGAAGCACTTCGCTCAGCTCCTGAACAATACGTTCATCCTGCCTATCGTGCATAACGAATCAGGCGAGGGCGAGAACAAGAAGGTGTACGCCAACATCGACCTTGAGAACATCAGCCTCGCGGTTAACCCGGTGACTGATGAGCCGTTCGATGTGCCGGAGGTTGAGGACGAGTCGCTGTTCAAGCTGTTCCTGTGGAACCGTCCGACTAAGGAAGACTGGGAATCCCTGTACATTGAAGGGAAGAACGACGAGGGCAAATCCAAGAACTGGATTCAGGATGCTCTGCTGTCCAGCCCTGAGTATCCCGGCTCTCCGCTTGACCTGCTGCTGAATGGCGGCGGCGCTGGCTCTGCAATCTCTGAGCTGCCTGAGCTGGAAGAGGCGCAGGAGGAAGCGAAGGAAGTAACGCCGGAGCCGGAGGAACTGCCTACCAAGAAGGGTGGTAAGAAGGGTGCGACCGAGACCTCGCCGGAACCTGACGTGACTGGTGATGCTGACTTTGGCCTGCCGAGCCTGTAACTGATAAGGGCACAGGGAAGTGCCTTGGAGGTTTTATGAGAGAGCTTGATGAAAGAGAGGTCATCTACTACGACGACCCCAAGAGCATGAGCATGGTAATCAAGAGCCGCCGTGAAACAGTGTCCATGAGTTACGACATGTTCTTTACGCTCAGGCAAATGTTTCAGAACGAAGTGTTAAGGAGAGTCGATGAGCAGATTGCAGCGCTTGTTGGCGACAGCCGGAGCGATTGATGTAGACCAATTCGACGGGTACGTTGCGGGGCGCGTACTTCTTTGCGATGCAGACTCAACAGTGTATGTGGCCGCAGCCACAACGAAGAACATCGAGACAGCCAAGACGCGCTTCTGCTCCGGCGTCCTGACTGCCAAGTTCCTTGCTAATGCTCAGTCGGTTCGTATCGAGCTGACTGCTGCTGAGTGCAAGAAGGCTGGGCGGTACAAGCTGCGCGGTGTCAAGCTGTACCAGAGCAACCGTGATAAAGACCGGAAGCCGGGATTGGTCGAGCCGCTGCGCAAAGCTATTGGCCGCAACATGTTCAATATCCCGGACGGTGAGGATTGGTACGTTCACCTGAACTTCGACGTTGAGGCAGACGACACCTTAATCATGGACGCTTGGACGCTGGGGCTGGAGCACGCTGTAATCTACAGCGCTGACAAAGACCTGCGTTGTTGGCCGGGGCGCTTCCTCGACCCGTACGACAACAAGGTGCTGGAGCCGTGCAAGGGTATCGGCACGCTGTGGTGGCACGAGACGAAGAGTGACAAGTCTCTCATCGGTCATGGCCCAATCTTCTTTTGGGCACAGATGCTGATGGGTGACACTGCCGACGCCATAGCTGGCCTCGTTAAGTGTGGCAAACAAAGGGCGTGGGATTTACTGGAGAGCTATCAGGAAACCGAGGACGAGTCAGCCGTAGCCGAGCTGGTACTGCGGGAGTACATGGCCAAAGACCAGAACCCGTGGCCAGAAGCCGTAGCCCTGTGGCTGCTGCGCACGCCGGAGTACACCTTCGCCGCTCACCTGAACACGCTGACTCTGAGCAAGGAGCTGCGTGTGTGGCTCCACAAGAAATTGATGGAGAAGTGGTATGAGGAAAGTGACTGGCGCGACACTGCTGCACCTACGGAAGAGTGCGATGGGTTGTCCTTGCCCACTCTGTAATGAACCAATGGTTGACCTCAAGCTCATGGTTGTTGACCACGACCATGTGACTGGGGAGATACGCGGCGTCATCTGCCGCTGGTGCAATGCGCAGCTCGGCAAGGTAGAGAACTCTGCCAACCGAGCCAAGCGCCAGCGCACGGTGGACGACTGGTTGGACAGCGCCATTGAGTGGCGGCGTAAGCAGCACACCGGGTTGATGTATCCGACGCATAAGACGGAGGCTGAGAAGAAGGAAGCCGCAGCCGCGAAACGTAAGAAGGCCGCAGCAGCGAGAGCGCGTGCCGTAATCACTAAGGGGAAATGATGAAGCTGTCGAACCAGCAGTTGAAAGAAGATATTGCCGAAGGTCTCGGCACCAAGGCAATCGCCGACAAGCACGACATGACCGAGAGCGCTATTCGTTATCGCAAGCGTCAGCTCGCCAAGAGTGGCTGGAGTCCTGAGCATGACATGACGAAGGAAGTGCCGGAACCCTACATGATTAAGGGTACGTCCACGCTGTATGACAAAGAGGGCAACGTAGTCCAGCAATGGGTGAAGACTGCGCTCGACCATGAACGTGAGCTGGCGCTGTTGCAGGTGGCAGTCGATGCCATCTGTGAGGATATCAAGCCTGAGCTACCACGACCGTACCGACGCGGCCCAGCCCCGGCTGAGTTGCTCGACCTGTTCGTATTGACTGACTACCACTTAGGTATGCTGTCATGGGCCGAAGAGACTGGCGCGGGTTGGGATATGCGGATTGCAGAAGACCTGCTGGTCAAGTGGTTCGCTGCCGCCATTGAGTCAGCGCCGCCAGCGCAGGTGGCTGTGCTCGGCCAGCTCGGTGACTTCCTGCACTGGGATGGACTGGATGCAGTGACCCCATCAAGCGGCCACGTACTGGACGCCGATACCCGGTTCCAGAAGCTGACTCGTGTGGCCATTCGTTCGCTGCGCCGCATCATTGCCATGCTGCTGGACAAGTTCCCGCAGGTGCATGTCATCTGTGCGGAGGGCAACCACGATATGGCCAGCTCCATCTGGCTGCGCGAGTTGCTTACCGCGCTGTACGAGGATGAGCCGCGAGTCACCGTAGACCGCAACCCTGACCCGTACTACTGCTATGAGTTCGGCGAGACTGCGCTGTTCTTCCACCACGGTCACAAGCGTAAAGCTGAGCAGCTTGAGACTGTACTGGTTGCCAAGTACCGCGAAGTGTATGGCAGAACGAAACATGCTTACGCTCACGTCGGCCACCTCCACCACAAGAAAGTGCTGGAGTCTCCGATTATGGTTGTTGAGCAGCACCGCACGCTGGCGGCTAAGGATGCGTATGCGTCTCGCGGCGGGTGGTTAAGTGAGCGGAGTGCCAGCGTGATTACCTACCACGCCCGGTTCGGTGAGGTGGCTCGCTTCACCATTAGTCCTGAGATGTTGGAATGATATACGACGATGACGTAATCCAACTCACTGCCAATGGCTGGGCTGTCGAATGGACAGCCCGGACACAGGTAGAGGTAGTTGAAGACACTGTAGTCATACGTCAGGGCGACGACGAAGTTACCCTGCCGTGGTGCTACATCCCTGACATGCTGAAAGCACTGGAGAAAGCGCAAGATGAACTTAAAAGATACCGTTGTGGTAGACCTCGACGGAACGTTGGCTGATGGCCGCTGGCGTCTGCACCTGCTGCCGCCGCCTGACCGCCGCCATCTCGACGAAGCGTGGGCCGAGTTCAACTTGGCAGGTGCAGATGACCCCGCGTTTCAGGATACGATTGACATTGTGAACGCTCTGGCCCTCACGTATCGCATTGTCATTCTGACCGGACGCGGGGCCGTGGCCCGTGAAGTAACCGAGCAATGGCTCGACGATAATGGGATGGTGTACGACAAGCTCATCATGCGTGAGATTGGCGACTGCCGTAAGGACACTGAGATGAAGCGTGCTGCGCTGGAGGATATTGGTATCGACAATATCGTCTGCGCCTTTGACGACCTGCCGCACATCGTGGACTTCATGCGCAGCCTCGGCATCACGGTTTATGAAGTGACTCGGTACGAGGACAATCACGAGTATGTTCACGCAAATGCTAAGTATGATGGCGCTAACGATACGGTCATTGGAGGTAAGGCGAATGGGTAAGAAAGGTCAGAAGTTCTGTCTGGATATCAACCGCGAGTATCACGACAAGCTGCTCAATGAGCTGCGAGATAACGGTGCCATCCTGACATATGACGAGCCGTATGATGTACCCAACGACAGCAGGGATTATTACACCTGCGTCTACAACGGTAAGAAGATACTGCTGATACTGGAACCTTACGAGGTACAGGAAGTCGAGACGGCGTTCATCCCGGTTGACCCGTACGACCCTGCGCATGATGTTGAGGTGGCCGTGGCCAATAGCTCCGGGCCGGGCGGTATGAAGTATGATGGTGGCAAGCCACGCATGGCTCTGCTGTTCGATGGGTGCCCGAACGCACTGGCCGCTGTCGGCGAGGTGCTGACGTTTGGCGCTCAGAAGTACGCTGCCCACTCGTGGCAGACTGTGCCGGAAGGTCAGGAGCGCTACAAGTCTGCGCTCATACGCCACCTACTGGCCGTGGGTAATGGTGAGGAACTGGATAGTGAATCTGGTCTGCACCATCTGGCCCATGCAGCGTGCAATGCGCTGTTCATTCTGGAACTGGAACTGAGGAAACGTAATGAGTCGTTATCAAAAAGTGCTTGATGATACAGTGGTTGATGGTAAAGTGTGCGGTGCCTGTCACGGCAGCGGCACCTTCCACAGTATGCTGATGAACAAAGAGATTGTGCTGTGCGAGTGTGAAGCCTGCGGCGGTACGGGTACGAGTGACCCGGTATTACAGCGGCAGGTGCTGTGTGAGTTGGGGCTGCGCAGTCAGGTACAGCCGGGCTACTCTGAACCTACGTTCATTGATGTGCCGAATAACAAAGACGATTACGAGTAAGGGGATGTGATGGATTTGCTGGCAGAACAGATTCGACTGGAAGAAGAGGCGCGTGCCCGTCACCGGGCAGGCTGGTTAGATAACGTACGAGATGCGATAGACTCAGGCCGCGCCTCGGCGGTGCCACTGTTGCAGCGAGCGATGGTTGAGGCATACCCCACTGTCGAAGCTGCAATGCTGGATATCCTGAACGAAACTACTCGTGGGTTCGGTGCGCAGTACCGCACGTATCTTCGTGAAGTTGGGGCCAAGACCTGTGCGTCTCTGGCCCTGAGCATGGCGGTGTCCGGCGCGACCGGGCGTACCGCCGTGACTCAACTGCTCCGCGAGATGGGGCAGGCAATGATGGCTGAGGTAGTCTATGCGAGAGCTGAGAAGGCTGGCAAGCGCGAGGCTGCGTACATGGAGAAGGTTCGCCGTGACGTGAACAAGTCCAAGTCCAAGTCGCCGAACCACATCTACAACAAGGCACGCGCTGCCTCAGCCAACGTTGGTGTCGAAACTGAAATCCTGCCACAGCGTGCGCTCATCACAATCGGCAAGTTGATGATGCGTGCTGTCGAACCGACTGGTCTGGTCAAGACTGTCCGAGTCGGCGGTAGCTTGAAGAACCGGGCGACGGCGCACTTCGCTCTGCATGACGATGTGCTCATCATGCTTGAGGATTGGATGAAGCTGCCACACCTCGGCATCAACTGTTACCCACCGCTGATTGTGCCGCCAGCTCAAATCAATGCGAATGGCTTCGGCGGTATGTGGCACTCTCCGGGGCAGGCAGCGACGTATGTGGCAATCAGCAAGCTCAAGCACCCGGCGTACCGTAAGTTAGGTATTGACCCACTGCCAGTGATTGAGCCGTGCATGATGCTGTCGAGCGTTCCGTTCCGCGTGAACAAGATGGTGCTGGAGTTCCTGCAAGCCAACCGAACCGGGGTGATGGGGTTGCCTGTTGCGCCAGTAGAACCGAAGCTGCCGTTCACTATCCCGGAGGGCGTAACGTTCAGCCAGTACATCAGCAAGTTCCCGGCTGAGATGCAGCAGCGTATGGATGCTGAGGCACACGAGTTCAAGGTCAAGACTCGCATCTACCACAATGACATGAAGAAGTTCACCACGCAGATTCAGGCACTGAGCAGTGCGCTGCGCGAGGCTGAGCAGTACAAAGTGTACGAGCGAATCTACCTGCCGACGTACGCCGACACCCGTGGCCGTTGCTACTATGCCTCAGCCCTGAACCCGCAAGGCATTGACGCAATTCGTGCTTTGCTTGAACTGGCCGACCCGGTGCCGTTGGGTAAGGAGGGTCTGTTCTGGTTGAAGGTTCATGTGGCCAACTGCTTCGGCTATGACGCTACAGACTTTGAAGACAGGGCAGCGTGGACTGATAAGACAATGCCGCGACTGCGCGAGGCTTGCCGTCTGCCGGAGGCATACGACTCGTTCTGGTCTGAGGCTGACAGCCCACTGTGTGCATGGGCGGCTGCGGTAGAGCTGGTGCGTGCGCTGGATAGCGGGAACCCGGAAGAGTATCCGTGCCGCGTGGTGACGCAATGGGATGCAACATGCTCAGGTCTGCAACATCTCTCCGCAATGCTGCGCGACGAGGTGGGTGGTGCTGCGGTCAACCTGATTGATTCCGTAGGACGTAAGGCAGACATCTACGTTAAGACCGCTACAGCGGCTCTGGAGGCGTTAAAGGAAGCAGAGGCAACCAACCCTACGGTCTTGGGTTCGTGGCTCGTACAGACGGGCATAGAGCGCGGCATGGCCAAGAAGCCTGTGATGACTTATGTGTACGGTGCGACACGCCACGGCATGGTGGATTACTATGCTCTGTATTTGCGAGAGCACAACACTCCGCTGCCGGAAGGGTACACCCTGTTCCAGTGTGCAATGTACATCGCCGGGTTCATGTGGGATGCAATTCCTCGCGTGGTGCCGAAGGCTGCTGAGCTGATGGCGTGGCTGCAAGCTATCGCATCGGAGGCAGCGGCTAACGGGGAGTACGTGGAGTTCACTGCTCCGTCTGGTCTGCGCATGGTGAACATGTATCAGGCTCACAAAGAAACCACTATGGGTATCAAGCTGATGGGTGTTCATGCCATCAAGCTGCGCGAGTACATCGACAAGCCAGACGGTCGCAAATGTGCGGCTGCGATTGCTCCGAATTTTGTACACGCGATGGATGCCAGCCACATGATGAAAGTTCTGTGGGAGATGTGGAATAACGGGATTTACATGGTGTCTATCCATGATTCATTCGGTGTTGCAGCGGCTCATGCAGGTCTACTGCACAAAGTCATCCGTGAAAAGTTCGTGCAGATGTACGAGGAACATGACCCGATTCAACAACTTGCTGTGAGATATTCTAAGGAAGCTCCGGCGCGGGGTCAGTTGGATATCAACGAGGTCAAGAAATCCTCCAAATTCTTCTGCTAATTTAGTCTTATATTTCTTGCACTTAATGAAAGTAACTGTTCTGGTATACCCAGATTACTCTCGTAGTGCATTGGAGATTCTCTATGAAAGACTCACCATTAGACAGAGTGACGTTCAACAAAGGACAACTAGCTCTCTTAGAGAAAGCATTCGGTACATGGGAGAAGGTAGGGAAGACCATCACCCATGAATCAGATATCTCACTACTGAATAGAGAAGCAGGTAAACAGGACGTGTTGGACTTCATCCGTGAAAGGACTGTGTAATGAAAGTATCTGTAGTGGACAACATACATCACACCACGATGCCAATCGACATTCGGATTGCTGTAGCCAAAGGTATACAGGAAGAACGCCAATGGTCTGATTTACCGTGGGATGTGATAGTAGACGCCATGTATGATGCCACCGCCAACGGATGCACTGATGTGTATGTCCACGATTCTGACGGTGCTCTCATGGGCTGTGCTCATCTCGGTGAGCTGTTCGATATTCATGTGGGGCCGTGTGCCGTTGTAATGGCTATGTATGTATGGCCCCAGTATCGCAACCGGGGAGTGACCCGTCTCATCCTCCGCGAACTCAAACGCGCTGCCCGGCAAGCTGGGTTGCGCTGGTGCGGTTACTCCCACATGGTACGTCCTTATGTTCAGGAATACCGATTCATTGATTTGGAGAAACCGTAATGGGTAGCGTAGGCAAAGTTTTCAAAGGCATTGGCTCTGTCTTCGGACTGGGTAGCCAAACCCCGAAGTACACCATCAAGACCGACCCGAATCAGGTTCGTGCGGAGACGATGAACGCGAACCTGCAAGCAGATTTGTCGAACGATAACACCCCAACGATTCAGTCCGGTGGTCAGGTTAGTTCTGCCTCCGATACTCTGTCGGGCCGACGCCGCCGCACCGGAACGGGTGTAGCAAGCAACCTCGGCATTGGGAGTTAACGTATGACCCAAGACGCGCAGAACGTCAGCTATGAGTCTCTGTGGCAGAAATACCGGGACAGCAACGTTGTGACGAAGGCTCGTGAGTACAGCCGCTATACACTGGCTAAGCTGGTGAGCGAGTATGACCTGGCTGACACGGACGATATGAACCGCCAGCAGATTACTCGTGACTATCAATCTGTCGGCGCTCTGCTCGTCAACAACCTCGTTGCTCGATTGGGCGAGTTCCTGTTCCCGGCTTCCGCTCGTTTCGTGAAGCTGAAACTTAACAAGGTGTCTGAGCAGCAGCGGCAGCAACTGTCGCAAGTCAATCAGGCACTCATCACTATTGAGAAAGCCATCGTTGACAAAGCCAAAGAAAACGGTGGTTATGCCGACCTGCTCCAATGTATTGCCCAGCAAGCCGTGACTGGTAACGCCGCGCTGTACCGCGATATGGAAACTGGAACGTACCGTGTGTACGGTCTGGAATCCTTCGTGGTGCAGCGCGACGGTCGTGGCGTTGTAACGGACGCAATCGTCAAGGAACGCATCCAGTGGGATGCGTTGCCTATGGAGTTCCAGAAGCAGCTCGAAGCTAAGGGCTTCCGTTGCAGCGGTAACAAACGCATTTGGCTGTACACCCGCGTCAAGCGTGTGCCGCGCCAGAACAACTTTGGCTATGAAGTGACGCAGCAGGTGGGCAACTACCAAGGCTGCGTTTATACCCCCGGTAAGGATTACTACCCTGAAAAAGTCTGCCCTTGGATTTTCCCAGTGTGGTCTTTGAAGTCTGGCGAGCATTATGGTCGCGGGATTGTCGAAGACCACGCTGGGGATTTCGCACGTCTGTCGATGCTGAGTGAGCACAGCGCCCTGTACATGCAAGAAGCCTTGCGCGTGCTGTGGAAGCTGACTGGCTCAGGCGGCAACGCTGACGATATCGAATCCGCAGAGACTGGTCAGGTGGTTCCGCTACAGTCCGGCACCCAACTTGAGGGGCTGGAGGTCGGGGATTACCAGAAAGTCCAACAGGCTCGTGACGAGATTAACCAGATTGTGCAGCGACTCGCGCAGGCGTTCATGTACACTGGTGAGTTCCGTGATTCTGAACGTACCACCGCAACCGAAGTGCAGCAGGTAGCAACCAGCGCCGAACGCGGGTTGGGTGGCCCGTACTCCATGCAGGCTAAGACCCTCCAGATTCCGCTGGCGTACGTCTTGCTCGCGGAGATTGACGAGTCCACCGTACCCGATATCGTTGGCAACATCCTATCCCTTCAAGTCGAAGCAGGTCTGGATGCCCTCGGTCGCAGTATCGAAGCAGAGACGCTCATTCGTGCGCTCTCAGATTCGCAGGCAGCAATGGTTGCTGTCCAGAACATCAACGGCGTTGCTAACACCATCGACCCACATAAAGTCCTTGAGGTTATCTTCGCTTCCAACGGCGTCGCGCTGGATGACTATCGCAAGTCACCACAAGACTTGGCCAATGAAGGCCGTGCCATCGACAATGCAGCAGCCGCTGCCGCAGGCGTACAGCCGGGCGCAGTCGATGTAGCGCCGAACGTCGCACAGATTTAATGGAGATTACATGTCAGGTGAATACCAACCTACTGCCGCACCCGCTCCCCAAAACGTACCCGCTGGCCCGACCTATGCTCCCTCTGGTCACAGCGGTAATGATTATGGTGGAAGCCCACAGGTGGTACAGAACCCAGCGCTTGGTCGCTTAGGTACGCCGATTGAACTGCCTCGCGGCGGCGCAACTCCGCAGCCTCAGCAGCCTTTCGCGCAGCCGGGCCTGATTCCAAATCAGGAGTACAACCCGTATGCCAACCAGTCGCAGGGAAATCCAAGCCCTTACGCACCCGTACCTCAGCAGAACCCGTATGGTTCTCCGCAACCGCAGTCGCCGTACGCGGCACCACCTATTCCGATTAATGGGTATCCGCAACAGGGCTACACGCCTCCGGGCCAAGCGGCTCCGGCTCAGCAGTTCCAGCAGCCTGTAGCACCGCAGCCATATGCTTTCGACCCGTACGGTCGTCAGCCGGGCCAGCCACAGCAGCAGCCTCAGCAGCCGCAGCAGCAGACTCAACCTTTCCAGCAGTTGCAGCCGCAACAGCAGCCGCCTGTCCAGAACCAGCAGCTCACTGCTGACAAGCTGGCCAAGCAGGAAGGAGGTCTAACCCCGGAGCAGGTTGCACAGATTTTCCCTGACCAAACCAGTCAGGCAGTATTCCAAGGCATGGACACCATCGCCCGTGGCCAGAACATCGACCTGCTTGCAGCGTTCGGTCAGGCTTACGAGCGACGCGACCCGACCTTGGTGAACGACCGTTACCTTGCGCAGTTCGACCCGCAGACCGTGGCTATCCTGAAAGGACAGTTCGGTGCGCTGGTAGCCGCAGGGCAGCAGCGCGATGCGCAGATTGAGCAGCAGGTGTACCAGATGGCTGGTGGCGAGCAACGTTGGAACCTCGCAGTACAGGCATTCAACACCGCAGCAGACCCTGCAACAGTCGATGCTGTCGTAGCAGCAGTGAACTCAGGCGACCCGAATCAGGTACGTCTGGCAGTGAACACCATCCTCCAGTTCACTGGTGCCCAAGGCAATATGATTCAACGTAGTGGTCAGAGTTTGACGCCCAATGGTGGCGGCCAAGCACCTCAAGAGGTGATGACCAATGAGGCTTTCCGTCAGCATCTTGGCTGGCTTGAGCAGGCGCACCCGGTTGGTTCCCCGGAATACAACCGTCACTATCAAGAGCTGGTAGAGAAGCGTCGTCAAGCCAAGGCTATGGGCTACTAATTTCTTTCTAAGGATTTTCGTATATGGCAGCTAACTCCTATACCCCGAACCAGTTCCGTCCACACTGGGGTGGCGCGAACTCTGACAACGACATTCACCTTGAGGTGTATGACCGTGACGTGCAGACCCAGTTCATTTACAACTCCATCTTCCGTTCCGGTCTGACCAACTTCAAGTCTGTGGCTAACCAGTCCAACACTTGGCGTGGCGACCGCCTCGGCAGCGTGACCGTGAAAGGTCGTAAATCTGGTGAGTCTCTGGTGAACCAGCCAGTTCGCTCTGAGAAGCTGATTGTCACCGTGGATACCGTGTCTTACATTCGTATCCCGATTGACTATCAGGACGACTGGACTGCGCCGGACTTCCGTGCTGAGCTGACCCGTAACATGGGTACTTCTCAGGCGAAGGCGTTCGACCAAGCGCACGTAATTCAGCTCCAGAAGTGTGCTGACTTCGTGCCTCCGACTTCTCTGGCTGGCGCATTCAACGCTGGTATCAAAGAGAAGATTACGCTGACTGGCACCGTCGCTTCTGAGGAAGACGACGCAAGCGCAATCGTGCATGGCCACAAGAAAGTTATCGAAGCGTTCATTCGCCGCGATGCCGACCTTGGCCGTCTGGTTACGCTGATTGACCCGGCGTGGTTCAGCATCCTGCTGGAGCACAAGAAACTGATGAACGTTGAGTTCACTGGTGGCCGTGGTGTGAACGACTTCGCAATGCGCCGCGTTGCGTACGTCAACGGTATTCGCCTGATTGAGAGCAATGCTTTCCCGCAGGCTGCAATCACCGACCACATCCTCGGTGCTGACTTCAACGTCACCGCCGACGAAATCAAGCGCAAGCTGATTGTGTTCGACCCGTCTCTGGCTCTCGTTACCGTCGAAGCCCAACCGCTGTTCAACCGCGTGTGGGATGACGAGAAAGAGATGACCAACGTTCTGGATAGCTTCCACATGTACACCGTGGGTCAGAAGCGTCCTGACGTGGTGGGTGTCGTAACCACCGAAGCCTAATGGCAAACTCGAAGCCCTTCTCTGAGGGGCTTCTATGATTGTCGTTACAGGAGACTTATCGTGACTCTACTCGAAGCAGTAAACATTGTTCTTCGGGCATTGTCTGAGCACACCGTATCCTCGACTGAGATTCGAAACCCGTCCGTCACTCTTGCCCTCGACAAGATTGCCATCGCACAGGAAGAGGTTCTCACTGACGGTTGGTGGTTCAACAACATCCGAATCACCATTCCACGCGAGTCGGATGGTCGAGTCAAATACCCCGCAGACGCACTGAGCTTCATCCCGGATGGGTTTGAGTGTATCGTGCGAGGCGGGTATCTTTACAACGCCCAATCCCAAACCTTTGTTTTTACTGAGGATGTTCCGGGATTGGTTACTTATGACCTTGAGTGGGATGACCTTCCAAGTCCAGTCCAGCGACTGGTTGCGTATCAGGCAGCCATCTCTGCGTATGCTGATGATATGGGAGACAATCCTCCGGTGTCGGTTACTGGCGGCTATGCGAACGCATTGCAACAGTGCCAGTCTATCCACACCCGTCAACGTCGATTCAATGCTCGCCAGCGTCAGAGCTGGTGGCGATATGAGAGTGCTCGGAGAGGATAATGCCAGTTTACCAAGGCTCGTATAAATCCATCCTCGGCGGCGTAAGCCAGCAGGTCTATACTGACCGACAGCTATCGCAGGTTGAGGAACAGGTCAACATGACCTCCGATACCGTTCGTGGCCTGCGCAAGCGCCCCGGCACTCGCCTAAGTCGTGACGTAAGTTCGACCAACGCGACTGTATGGAGCCTTGGAAATTTTGGCCACCTCCGGTTCTACACCACTAACTTAGGGTGGGGGATTACCACGTTCATCGTTAACACGAAGACCGGGTACGTGACCTCCATTGTAGAGACAGAGACTGTCCAGTTCATGGGGCAGTCGAATTATCTCATCGCAAATAACCCCGACGACATTGTATTCACGACCGTGGGCAACACCATGTACGTTGCCAACTGTTCCAAGCTGCCCGTGCTAATCGAGAACGAAACGCGAATGAATCCGGGTCGCCGGGGTTACTATTTCGTGCTGGCTGGTTCCTATGGGAAGCAGTACACAGTGCGCGTACAGACCACGCTCGGTGCCGTGAGCGCAACGTACACGACGCCCAATGCAGACCAGACCAGTGCGTCTGACCATGCAACGCCAGAGTACATCATCAGCCAGCTCAAGTCTCAGCTCGACGCCGCTGTGGGTGGTGCTTCTGGTCTTGAGATTGTTCAGGCTGATGGTGCGTACCTGTACCTGCAATGCACTGAGGCTGCGGCAGATATGAACGTGTCAACCTCGACAGGTTCAACGTACGCCATTGCATCCAACACCCACACTGTAGACCTGACCACAAAGCTCCCGGCGAGACTGCCTGCGGCGGCGGGTGGGTTCATCATGACTGTGGGCGACGCCAGCTTCGCTCAATACTTCCAGTGGAGTTACAATGACTCGCGCTGGGTTGAGAAAGGTGCCTACGGTTCCCCGACCGGGATTAACCCAAGCACCATGCCGCTGGTGTTCAAGACCTCCGCTACCACGAATCAGCACACTTTCGCTCAGGGTAGCTGGCCGGGCCGCTTGGCTGGTGATGACCTGACCAATGCCATCCCTGCATTCACCGATGCGAATGGTGTGGGTATCACTGGCTTGGCCTCGTTCCAAGGTCGCCTGATTGTATTTAGCGGCCCGTACATCACAATGGGTTCCAGCAACAAGGACGACCGGAACAACTTCTTCCGCACCACTGTTACGCAGGTGCTGGACGATGACCGCATTGAGTTCACAGCATCCAGCTTCGCCGGGGCTTCGTTCCGGTACGGGGTGCCGTTCAACTCTGACCTGATTCTGGCCAGTGAGGAACACCAAGCTGTCATCCCCGGACGCAACCAAATCCTGACGCCGAACAACGCCACCGCCGTGTTGACCTCGACGTACCAGATGGACACCGGGGTATCGCCGACCACCTCTGGCCGCAGCCTGTATTATTCGTACCCGCGCTCGAACAGCTCGTTCTCCGTCAAGGAGATGCTGCCGTCCGGTTACACGGATTTGCAGTACGTGAGTCAGGACGTGACCGACCACCTGCCGACTTATCTGGAAGGAGCTAACAGCTACATCTCTGCCAGCACCACGAACAACATCGTCGTGTTCGGCTCGACCACTGAGAAGTCCACGCTATACGTGAACGAGTACCTCTGGTCAGGCGATGAGAAGGTGCTGTCGTCTTGGCATCGCTGGGAGCTATACGGCACCATCCACGCCGCATGGTTCGTCCGTGAGGTTCTGGTTGTGCTGGTTGAGCAGCAGGGCCACATGAACATGCTCACGCTGTCCATGCGAGATTCTCCAGACCCGACTGACCCGACGCGTTTCCTCCCGGCAACGGATTACAGCCAGCTCATGACTGTGACCAACCCGGCGACGGACAGCTCGTACATCCAGTTCGCGGCTGACGGAATCCAGAAAGCGCTGTGGGATATCATCCAAGCCCGGTATCTGGCTGATGGCAACTGGGATTTCATGACCACGGTTGTGCCGTCCGGCCAGTACATCGGTGCCGAGGTTGGTATCAAGTCCATCGACACTGCGAACCGACGTGTGTACCTGCAACCTTCGTACGGCAGCACATCGCTGTATGTGGGCCTGCGATTCACTGCAACGTTCAGCCCTACGCCGCCGAGAATCTTCAACGGCGACGGTTCGTATATGGACGTGAATAAGATGGTCATCATGCACTACAACTTCACGTTGCGGTACACGAGCCTCTTCACCATCACGGCCAGTGACCGTGGGGCGTACTCCGCACTGAACATCATCTCCAGCCCGATTCGGTACACGAGTCAGGAGCTGGGTCTGGAGTCAGCAACTCTGGCGAAGCGTGCGCACCTCAAAGTGCGTATGGGTCTGGAGGTTGAGTCCAGCAGCATGGTGGTCACGTCCACTACGGCAGGCGACCTGAACATTCAAGGTTTAGGTTATTACATCAAGTTCTATAACAAGGTTCGGAGAATTTAATATGGGTTGGGCTGTCTTCGCCAAAGCTGGTGCTGACGCCACGAACTCTTTCATTACCACGTATGCGCAAGGACGCGCTGAGCGTGCGCAGATGAAAGCTGTGCAAGCCGAGAATGAGCGGCTGAACAAGCAGACGTGGCAAGCAATGGGCCAGCGTATCAATACCGTCAACCTCCAGCGTGGGCTGCTCCGGCAGCAGACTGGCACCGACCTGTACAACATCAACAAGGAAGCGAACCGCGCAGCCGGGGCGAGCATCAACAACGCCGCCGCTGCCGGGATTGAAGGTGCGTCGGTCGATGAGGCGGTTACGGATATCAACCGACAGAATCAGGAAAGCCAAGCGCAGACCAGATTCAATGAGCAGGTTCAGGAGATGAACCTTGACACCAGCATTGAGGATATCGTGAACACGGCTGTGGCCGCTCAGCGCTACTCTCAGAAACCAGCAAGCAACAGTGTTATCCTTGGCCGCGCCATCGGCGTGTCGGCAATGCAGTTCGCGTCCAGCCTTGCGCAGACGAGTTTCAACTACATGCCTACTGAGGGTGCCAAAGGTGCTGGTACGACTGGTGGCTCAGGTGCTACGGCATCGACGTTCGACAATCTCGGAACGTCTGCCAGTTACAGCACCACCAATTGGATGCAGAAGGCCGGGGAGTTTAACCCTGTGCCAGCGCAGTATGATTCTAATCGTTACTTGGGCTATGGCTCTGGTAACATCTTTGGGAGCTAATCATGGCAACTATGCGTGACCAGCGTGGCGCTAACCTTAACGCTGCGCAGCAGGGCGTACCAAATGTGCAGCAGGCTCAGACTCCGTTCAGTCTCGCAGGCCGCGATACTCGCATTGACACGTTTCCTACTGAGTCCATCCAGCGCATCATGAACATGGCCAGCAATCTCGCTGGTCAGGTTACTGAGCGTGCGGTTGAGGAAGAGTATCTGAAAGGTGCGAACGCGGCAGCGTCCGGCCAAGCTGTGGAGGATTTGGACTCCAACTGGCTGACTGCCGAGTTCCACAAGGCTGGTTATAACGACCAGTACAAGCGTATGCAGATGGCGCAGGCTGCCTCTGATATCTCGGCCAACATGACCGAGTACGCGAAAATGTCTCCGCAGGACTTCCTGAAAGTCGTTGACCAGAAGACGCAGAGCATCTTCAACAACACTGATGGCATGACCATGAATGGTCGTAGGTCGCTGCTGGAGAACCAGCTCACGTTCAGCAATACGCTGATTCGTACGCAGGCTGCTCAGCACGGCAAATACCTGATTGAGCAGCGTGCTTCTATGTACAATGCGCAGGGTAATACTCTCGTTACTCTGGCGGCTCAGGCTAAGGCAACGGGCGACGGCGGCGCGTACGCTAACGCCACGGCTGCAACGATGGCATGGGCCAAATCCATTCTGGCCGATGAGAAGCTGCCGCTGGAAACCCGGCGTACTCAAGTCGTGTCCATGATGAGCAACATGCTGTCACAAGACCTCCGCACCCCGGTGGAGACCGCCGTTAACTCCGGGATGTTCAACGATTTGCCTGCTGATGATTTGGCCAAACTTCAAGGCCAGATTCGTGAATCGAAGAACCGCACCGAGGTTCAGGACAACATGGGATTGCTGGAGCAGTACGGCCAGCTCAATGCACGTCAGGCAGTCTTCGGAGATGTAGACCCTAAGACGTACACTGGCATCCTCCAGCAGCTCGCAGATAACAAGCTCATATCTGCGTCCGGCTACAGCTCTGCTATCGAGGGCTACTACAAGGACTACGCCAAGCAAGCGAAGGCCAACCAGCTCGGTCAGGCATACGCCACAGGGAACCAGACGTACATGCTCCAGCAGGGCGCGAGCGAACAGGATGGTGCCGACGCATTCATCAAAGCTCGCATGAAGCAGCCGGGCGCGACGGCAAGCTCCGTGGCATTCGACCTGCTGCAAGTTGGCGCACAGACTGGCTTCCCTTCTGCGTATAAGTCTGCTGCCAAGCTGATTGAGCCAGCCCTGTCGAACTTCGGCACCGTGGACGAGATGAACCCTGATGCCGCCGCTACCGTGACCGGGCTGATTGACCGCGTAACTGTGGCAGAGAATCAGGGTGACAAGACCGCATGGACGAAACTACTGTCTGGTCTGTCCGAAGAAAACCAAGAGAAGATGGTGTACATGCGCGAGCAGATTAAGGCTGGCCGTACCATCAACCAAGCGGGTCAGGGTTACATTAAGCAGCAGCAGGATTACGCTGGCTTAACCCCAGCTCAGAAATCCCAAATCCTCACTCAGCGTCAATCTGACGTTAACAGTGTGGTAGGCTCCCTTGAAGCACAGGGCTTCCTCTCTCGCACTTGGCAAGGTCTGGCTGGTCTGTTCTCAGACACTCAGCGCAACCTGTTCCAAGCTCGCGTCGCATCTGGTGACATTACTGCTGCGCAGGAAATGTCGGAGGTGTCTGCCGCGTACCGCGAAGAGTTGCAGGCTGTCGTGCTCAAGAACCCGAACATCACGAAAGACGGTATGGAAGCTCTCGCGTCTGCGAAGCTGGCCAACCGCGTGCTGCGTGTGGGTGAGTCTACTTTCAGCCCCGGCAGTGTGCTTATCGCTCCGAGAAACCAAACTGTTCAGTCTATGCTTGGCTTGCCTGCTGACGTGGCACCAGACCGTATCGGTCGTGCTATCGCCTCACTTGACCAGAGCAAGGCACCAGAAGGTTTCGAGACGTCGTACTCGTTTATGCCCGATGGTTCGCTCAACGTTCAATACTTCAACAAGACAGGTGACGTATCTCCGAACAGCTACCGGATTACTCCGCAGGCTATTCAGGAACGCATCCGTGAAGATGACCGGGCGGCGGCCACCGCGAACAACGAAGTCTACGGCGACGGGAAACTCTTTGTCGATAAGAACAGCAACATCGGTATCCGCGTCAACGGTGTCAATACCGCTGGTGTGGAAGAATCCTACATGTTGCAGGCTCGTGGCAAGCTGATTGAGTTCGAGGGTATCCGTAACCAGACGTACCGTGACAGCACAGGCGTCCAGACCAACGGCGTCGGCATCTCTAACCGCAGCCCGTACTTTGCAGAAGGTCAGGCTTCCGGTATGAAGGGTGGCACGGAGTGGTCTCCGCGCACCATCCACGACACGTTCGTGAACCACACGAATATGGTTGCCCGGCAGATGCCCGGTCAGGCAGCGGCGCTCGGTTGGAGTCGTGACAAAGACGCTCAGTTCCAGTTCATGATGCAGATGGGCTATCAGGCTGGCACCGACTGGTATCGCTCTGGCGGTGCTTACGGCAAGCTGGCTGATGCAATCCGCGTCGGCGACCGGGAGCAGGCGTTGCAGGCACTGTCCAACACCCCGGCGTTCAAGCTGTCTCAGGATGACCGCAAGCAGTATTACATCCAAACTCTACTCGCAGGTATGCAGGAATGATTACACAAGAATCGCTCGACAAGTTCATGGCTCCCAAGCAGGGGGCCAACGCCCCTACGCTGGTGATTCCAGCTCCCGTAAAAGCTGAGACGCTCAGCACTCCACTGCAAGATGCCACTCGTCAGGGTGCCGTTGAGCAGTTCGAAAAGATGCAGGAACTGGAAGCCACTCCGATTGCCACGGCGTTGAGCGCTTCTGTGAAGAACTGGGATACCACTCAGCTCTTTGATGCCGCCTTCAACAAGCCTACTTTTCAGGCTGACCCTAACTTCAAGCCCAATGAGGCATTGCAGCAGGTTCAGTTCCCGATTGGTGAAGACGACAGAACCTTCCTGTTTAAATCCAAATCTATGGACGAGTTCAACTGGCGTACGCAGCAGCTCCAAGAGATGCGCGAGCGTACCCAGTTGGCTCAAACTGCCCCGGTGATGAACGCGGTTCTGCAATTTGCTGACCCGCTGTACCTCGCCACCGACCTGCTCTCGATGGGAGCAGGCACTGCCCTGAAACTTGGTCGCCTCGGAACCGCCGCTGTCGGTGCAGCTTCAACTGCTGCTGCTATGACAGCGGTGGGTAATGAAGCACGCCCAGTGTCTCAGAACGAAATCATCTTCGCGGCTGCCCTGCACGGGGCGGCCACCACTGCATTCTATCGCCCGGCCCCGGTACAGCGCTCGCTGGCCGATATGTCGCCGGAGGAATTTGCAGCGGAGATGCAGCGACGTAATGGTATTGACCCGAACAACCCGCCGCAGTTTGACCCGGAGAATGCTATGGCTCCGCTGGCCATGTCGCTGGGCTTCGGTGGTCGTCGTGGCGCTATGGAGGTGGATGAGGTTCCTGAGTCTATCCGAGCCACCGCACAGCGCGGCCTTGACCTCGCACGCCGTGGTGAGCAGACAAACCCCAAACGCCCATTCCTTGAGTGGTCTCTGTTCAAGACGTTCAGCCAACACTCGGACGAATCCAGTGCCCTCGCCGGGCGTCTGCTGGATGACCCGTTGAACCCCAACATGACCTCCGCTGCGTCTATTCAGCGCGAGACTCAGGCTCGCTTCGGCGTGCTGCTGAACCAGTATGAGGACACACTGCGCCACGCCCTGAACACGGATGGCTGGACTAACGTGCGTCGATTCGTTGACCCGGTAGGCTATCGCCGTGCTCAGCAGGAGTTCGAGCAGGCAGTTCGACTTGAGCTGGACAGACGTATGATTGACCCTAACTTCAAAGGGGCCAATGCTAACGTGGCGCAAGCTGCTGACAGACTGGGTGAATACTCGCGTGCTGTTGGCCGGGAGCTGGAGGCTAAGGGCATGGTTGAGCCGGGCTTCGTCGAGAAGAACCCGTACTACTACCCGCGCCGGATGAACGTGACCAAGGTTGAGCAGGCTGAGCAACTGCTCGGTAAGAAAGCCTTCATGAAGCAAATGACCACTGCTGTGCAGCGCGGTATCGGCTCTGACCGTCCTACTGCCAACGTCATTGCACATGCGATGGTAGAGCGTGCTCGCCGTAAGGGTTACGGTATCGACAACTCCGGTCACATCATCAACAAGGAGGGCCGCGATGAGCTGCTCGAAATCATCAACAACGCGAAGGGATTCGACGAGGCTGCCAAGGCCCGTGCGTCAGCACTCCTTCGTGAAGCCGGAGAGGATTCTGGTAGAGCGCCAATGCTTAAAGCGCGTATCAACATTGATATGATGCACCAGCTTGGCCCTAACTTGCAGGTGCGTGACCTGTTCGATGACAGTATCGCCAGCATGATGGACAGCTACAACCGCCGCATTACGGGGCGACTGGCTCTGCATGAGGCTGGTTTGGGTACTGACGCCGAACGCGCCGCAGCTCGTGAGGCTCTGGCCAAATCTATCCCGGACGGCAATGCGCGTCGTCAGGCTCTCGACCAATATGACAACATCATCAGCTATTACATGGGTGCGCCCGTAGGTGAAGAGATGCCGCAGTTCATGCGCCAGCTCTCCGCGCTGACACAGGCCACTGGTTTGGCTGCTTCTGGTTTGTGGCAGTTGGTCGAATACGGTACGATGATGCAACGTTTCGGGGCGGTCAATACATTTCGCGCCATGATGCGTACAGTTCCCGAAGCACGGGCACTATTTAAGCAGATGCGAGCATCTACAGTGGAAGGACGCCAATTGGCTCTCGACACTGAGGAAGCTCTTACGGCTGCTGTGGCGAGCGATATTCGTATGCGTCCTATCATGCAGCACTACGACGATATGTTCTCTGCGGATAAGTCTCCGTGGGTTATGCGTATGGAACACCTGCGTGACGCCACGATGTTCATCAACATGCAGAAATACATCCACTTCCATCAGACCCGCACCAACGCCGCACTGGTTATGCAGACGCTGCGTAAGGCTGCCGAGGGTGATGCGAAGGCTATCGCTGCCATGAAAACTTACGGTGCTAACGACCAGCTACTGGCCGATATCCGCAAGGAAGTTGGCAAGTCCGGCACCAAGCCGGATGCGTGGGATGAAGGTGTATTCAACCGCTCCCGCATTGTCATGATGAACGCTATGGATGACGCTATCGTACGCGCCCGTGTGGGCGAGCTGCCTGCATTCGCTGAGTTCAGTACCCTCGGTAAGTTCCTGTTTACGTTCCGTCGATTCGTCGCGGCAACGCACAACAAGACGCTGGTGGGTACTTGGAACCGTGAAGGTGCCCGTGGACTGGCTACGCTTATGGCTTACCAGTATCCGCTGGCAATGATGGCTACGGCTGCGAACAATGTTATCTCTGGCAAAGGCTTCGACGATAAGCGACCTATTGGTGCGCTGGCTGGTCAAGCACTGAACTATCTCGGTGCCATTGGCTTCGCCTCCGAGTTCACTGGTGTCCTGACTGGACAGCAGCGCAGCTTCGGTGCGCCGGGTCTGCTGTTCCTTGACCGCATGTACGGTATTGCTGGCGCAACTGCTGCGACTGGCGGTTCCCTGCTGTCGGGTGATATTGACCAAGCTGGGCATGATGCTCGCAAAGCTGCGGGTAACATCATTCAAGCACTTCCCCTCATTTCCATTGTGCCGGGTGTCCGAGCACTCAACGAAGCAGTTAAGGGCGAATAATGGCCAATAGCTACAACGCATACGTGGCAAACGGAACGCAGACCGCGTTCCTTGTCACCTTCGAACAACGAGTGTTCACGCAGATTCAGGTGTACCTTAACTCCGAACTCCAGACGAGTGGGTACACCTACAACTCCGTGACCAAGCAAATCATATTTGATACCGCCCCGCTCGCCGGGGTGATTGTCCGACTACAACGGTACACCTCAGAAGTGCTGCTGAACAAGTTCGGTCAGGATGCTGCCTTCACTGGTAGCAACCTCGACGAGAACTTTGAGCAGATTCTCTTCAAGGCAGAAGAGACGCAGGAAGCATGGCTGGCTCCGCTTGACCGTGCCCTGCGCGTACCGAACTCTGAGGTGTCAATCAACGCACTGCCTAACGTCGCAGGCCGCCGCAACAAGGCGCTGGGCTTCGACAACAACGGCCAACCCTTCATGGTGCCGCTGGTTGATATACCCGACTCTGCGCTGGCTATCGCGCTGGCGATGAATGACGGCGGTAAGTGGATTGGTACTCTCGGCGGTGGCACATTCCTCGACCGTCAGGATACTGTCTGCCTGTCTGAGTTCACCAACAACACTGGTTACGCCTCTGTCGCCGCTGCGTGCCAAGCCTGCTTCGACTACGCCAAAGCCAACAACAAGGTTGTGGACGCTCGCGGTTGGGAAGGTACTGTGAACTCAACCATCACTATGGATGGTATCGAGGTTGTCGGCGGTACGTGGAACGGCACAGCGGATATCCGTCTGCTGAATGCTACGTTCCGCAACTTCTCTGCATCAAAGGTTCGTGTCTGCTACTGGGGCGGTAATGTACGCATTGCTGATTACGAGTTCACTGACCACCCATCGGCATCGAAAGTTGCCAGCATCCTGTTCCAAGGCAACATCGCCGGGGGCAGCTACGTCATTGAGAACGGCGTACACCGCAACGGTTACTTCGGTATTCTCCAGCAGGGTACTGGTGAGGCCATTGATAACGGTGTGATTCGCAACATCGCTCTGATGGATATGTCCGGCGACGGCATTGAGATGAACGTAATCAACAAGCACTATGACGGTGGCCTGTCGATTGAGAACATCTACCTCGAAAATATCAACGGTATCAACCCAACCTCCAACCCATCCTTCGTCTCCAACTGGGGTATCGGGATTGGTCTGGCTGGTCAAGGGCCGTTTGGCTGGGATGCTGCTGAGACCCAGTACGCGAAGAACATCACAGTCCGTGGTGTCCATGCTCCGCGTGGCGTGCGTCAGGTCATCCACTTCGAGGTGTCCAAGAACTGCTCGGTGTACGACGTACACGCTAACCCTGACCTTACTGTCTCCAACGGTACAGGTCTGACGGCTGCTGGCGTTATTACCTACGGCTGCAAGGATATCGTCATTGACGGCGTGTACGGTGAGCCTATCGTGGGCAGCACAGGTACTGACCCGGCTGCTGTGCGTCTCGTGATGTGCGAGTGGGGTTCCAACCAAGCAGGTGCTGGTGGCGTGCCGGGTGCATCGAACCCATCGTTCAACATGACCCTGCGTAACATCTACACCAAGACTGGCCGTATCTACGCTGGTATTGGTTCCGATGATGTGAACACCAACGTGTACCACCTTGAGAACATCCACTGCTACCGTCTGAGCCTCTTCGGTGTGGCCACCATCCTGAACATGACCAACGTGACGGGTGTTGACTTCGACTGCGTAGGCGATGACTCCAGCGGCGGTACGTCCTCCAACGGTGTGTACCCGCGACGCAAGACCGTCCTCAATATGGTGAACGTGAACTTCTATGGCCCCGGCAACACCGAGGGTGCCCTGTACAGTAAAGCTCGCTACTCGGATATCAGTACGCTGAACTCCAACGTGCGTGCTATTCCGTACACCAACATCCAAGGTGACGTCGGCGTTATCCTGTCTCCGGTCAACCGTATGTACACACTGCCGAACGACCTCGCAACTCTGACTGGTGGGGAGTTCCCGACTGGTAAAGAGTTCTGCGAGGGTACGGTACTGTTCAAGACGGACGGTACAGGTGGTAACTTCATCGTGACCCGGTTCGGTGCCTACATCCCGGACGACGGCAACAACTTCAAGGTGCGTGCTGCTGCCGCTGGCCAGACGTATCTGGAGCAGAACCTGACTCCGGCTGGTACTCAAGCCTCGACCTCGTGGCTGTATCATAAGCCTATCTCTGCTGGTACTCGCCTGAACATTCCGGGCGCAGGGCCAAGCGGCGGTACGCTTACGGTCACTGTGATGCGAGCGCCGTATCAGGTAGACAACAACATCGGGAACCCGGTGCGCATTGATATCAGCCCGGCAATCGTAACTGCGATTCCGGCAGGTACTCAGCTCGCCGCCACGTACCCGGTCGCATTCATCTAAGGAGTAATCATGGCATCCGTGAATAAGCAGCTCGATGGGCTGCACCGGATGCTGGTTGAGTATCTGACCACTCGGCTGTCTGAGTGCATGAAGCCCGGTAACGAGCCAATGCCAGCAGCCGAGCTGTCGGTACTTCGCCAGTTCCTGAAAGACAATGGCATCCAAGCAGATGCTGACCACGCCGACGACCTGCTGGCGCTGCAAGAGCAGCTCAACAAAGAGAAGTCGGATACGGAGCGGAAGTCCATCATGGACTCTGCCATCAAAGCAATTGCAGAAGATAGCGGGATGATGCACTAATGGATTTACAACGCCGCATGGTGATGGCAGGAATCGTTCGCGCACACTACGAGAACAACTTCCCGCTGTTCCTGCATGACTACTTCGCATGGCTGGGCTTTGACCTCACTGAAATGCAGCTCGATATTGGCCGCTACATGGCCGACCGGACGCTCAAGAACAAGTGCGTCATGGCTCAGCGCGGTGAGGCCAAGTCCACCATCGGCATTGCCCGTGCCCTGTATGAGTTCGTCCAGATGCCTAACGCCACCGTGCTGCTGGTATCTGGTTCTGACGACTATGCGGGTACGCTCTCGCACGCCATCGTATCTGCCATTATGCAATGGGACAGGTTGGAATGGCTGCGCCCTGAAACTCGCGCTGGCGCACGTACCTCTTATACAGACGGTTTCGATGTACACCACGCATTTCGTATTCCTGATAAACAGCCCTCTGTCAAAGCGGTCGGTATCTTCGGCCAGTTGCAGGGGAACCACGTATCGCTGTTGATTGCCGATGACGTGGAGACTACCAGTAACGGTAGCTCTCCTGCCAACCGCGCCCGTATCAACACCCTGACCAAAGAGTTCGCGGCTATCGCCAACGACGGCGCAGAGATTCTGTACCTCGGCACGCCGCAGACTCAGGATTCCATCTACAACACGCTCCCGCAGCGTGGCTTCGACGTTCGCATCTGGCCCGGTCGTTTCCCAACGGTTGAGGAAGAAGAACGCTACGGCGGCTGTCTGGCCCCGTGGATTAAGCAGAAGATGGATGGCCACCCTGAACTGCGTACTGGTTACGGTATCCTTGGGAACCGTGGTGCGCAGACTGACCCTCAGCGTTACTCCGAAGAGAAGCAGCTACAGAACGAACGAGACTACCAGCAGGCAGGCTTCCAGCTACAGTTCATGCTGGACACGTCGCTGTCAGATGCACTGAAACAGACTCTGCATATCCGGGATGTTATCTTCTTCCACGGCTCGCCGCAGTCTGCACCGGAGTATCTGCACTGGTCGAATCATTCGCGTCACTTGGCCGAGCTGCCAATGGACTTCCCACTCGCTCGCGCCCAGCTCTATCTGGCCGCTGACTTCTCTGAGACGTATGTACCATTCACGAATACCAAGGCGTTTCTTGACCCTGCTGGTGGTGGGTCGGACGAATCCGTTCTCTTCGCCACAGCTTCTATCGGCCCGTTTATCCACGTCATCGGTATGCACGTCTACCACGGCGGCCAGACGGAAGAGAACATCAAGGCGGCGGTAGAGTGGTGCCACGAGCTGGGTGTCCAGCACATCACCATTGAGGACAACATGGGCCACGGTGCCGTGACCAACATGTACCGTGGTGAGATTAAGCGTCAAGGACTGACAATCGGCTGTGAGGGTATTTACTCCAGCGGCCAGAAAGAAGTGCGTATCATCAATCGGTTGAGTCCTATCCTCCAGCGCCACCGCGTGGTAATCCACTGGTCGGTTGTTGAGGAAGACCTGCGCCTGTGCCGGGCCATGAACAACGGTGGCCGGGAATATAGCCTGTTCTGGCAGATGCAGAACTTGACGCAGGACAAAGGCTCCATTCCGCACGATGACCGCATCGAAACCCTATCCGCTGCCGTGTATCTCCACGCCGAGGTACTCCAGCAAGACGAACATGAAGAGGCCCAAAAGCGTGAAGTGGCCGCCGCTCGTGAGTTTGTTGCCAACCCAATGGGGTACGACGACTCGAAGTGGCGCAGTCATAAGCGTGTCCGTGGCACTCGTCGGAGAATCCGCTAATGTCTTTGATTTCTATCACTAATCAGCAGCGGTACGATATTGGCTACCGTGCCAACATCGCCGCCAATCTGACCCAACGCTTCGTGAACAACACGAAGACACTGACGGCTGAGCAGGCTGCGCCAATCGACGCGGCCATTACCCAGCTCATGACGGCTCTGGAAGCCGCTGGCTACACCTCTGTACCGGAAGGCTCTGCCATCGTCGCAGACGGCGCTGCAACCACTGTGGTGAACGCGAACGGTACTGTGCAGAAGGCTGCCACCTTCGACGTTAACGGTGAGACGGTTACTGTCGCCCTGCCTGCTACTGTCGGTATGAAGTCCAACAACGACTCCATCTCTGTGCAGAACGTGAATGGTGCGGCTGGTGTAACCTCCACCTCGTACGTGGACAGCAACGGTGTACTGGTCGCCGCCCGGCTGCCAGCAACCACGGCTGTAATCGCCAGTGGCAACAACATCCAGATTCGCAACTCCGCTGGCACCGCCATCGGTAACGCGACCTTCACCGTATCCAACGGTGTCATCACGTACGGTACACTTCCTGCGACCATTGCTGGCGTAGCGAACGGTGCCACCCTCACTGGTGTAGCGCCGACTGGCACGTACACCAATACCGTAACCTTCACTGTCGCTGGTGGTGTTATCACTGGCATTGCACTGTCCTAACGGGAGATTTTATGTCCTTAGCAACTTCTACCGCCGCTGAGCGTGCGGGACTGGTGGCGGCCTGCAACATGCTGGCCAAATACCTCAACGTGTACACGGAAGACTACCACCTGAATACGGCTGACACTGACCTGCTGGCTGAGCATCAGGTGTACATCGACCGTGTGAAAGCAGCTACGGCTGCCATCGACGCATAAGAGGTAGCGTATGAAACTGTCTCGGCTATTGGCCGGGGCAGTCCTCTCATTGTCTCTGACTTTGACGGGCTGCTCCGCAACTAGCGCACTGTCTGCTGTAACTTCGGCTGTCTCTCCTAACAAGCCGGAACTGACGGCACAGGTAGGTGCAGAGAACACGAAGCAAGGCATCGGTGTGACTGCGAAACAGTCCGACGAAACCGAAGTCGGTGACGTATCAGGTAACGCGAAAGTGGATACCGCTAAACAGGGTAGTAACGCTACGACCGTCAAGGACGTTACAGGCGGCTCTGTAAACGCTTCTAAGCAGGGGTCTCAGATGACCCAAGGGAACGTACAGGCTAAGACTGTTATCGTCTCACAGAGCGACCCACGCAGCCTATTGTGGGCATTTGGCATGGGCCTTACGTGTATTCTTGGTTTGGTAATGTGGTTTGTACCATCTCCGTGGAAGAGGAAGGTAAGAGATGACGGAAGCAAAACGAAAGGAGCCGACTCCTAACATCCACTCGCGTATGGGTGCAGTGGAGGCTCGTATGCAGACCGTAGAACTACGCCTCGACAAACACGAAGTGCAAATCGCTAACCTTGAGAAAGGCGACGCTGCGATGCTCACGAAGCTGGCTGAGAACGACTCGCGCTGGCAGCAGGTTCAGCAGCAGCTCTTGGTGGTCGAGCAGATTCAGGATATCCAGAGAACTATGAGCCATATCGGTAAGTTGTTTACGGCGGCAGCACACGCCGTCAAATGGTGCCTGTTAACCGCATCCCTGTGCAGCGGTGTGTATTTAGCAATTAAGGCTGGCGACCTCACAGCTCTCCAGTCCTTTATCACAAGCATTATGGGGATGTAATGACTAACTTTGAAATCTGTATGAAGTTCACCGGGCTGGCAGAAGGCGGGTACACCAAGCTGCCCGGTGACACTGGAGGGGAAACGAATCATGGAATTAGCGACGCTCGTGATGGCAAACTGGATGGCCGAATTTGTGGTGTCCCTACTGGGCTTGGTGGCTCTATTTGTGTGCCTGTCAAACAGCTCACCAAAGAGCAAGCCAACGCTATCTACCGGGCCGAGTATTTCGACCCCATCAAAGGTGACGAGCTACACCCTGCGATTGCATGTGCCGTGTTCGACTACGGTGTCAACTCCGGTATCAGCCGTGCGGCGAAAGCTCTACAGCGGGTATGCGGCGTTGCACAAGACGGGGTTATTGGCCCTGCAACCGTGGCAGCAGCCAAACGTCTGGAACCTCACTCCGCAGCAGCATCCATCTGTGACCTTCGTATTGCGTTCCTAAAGGCTTCTACAGCCCCGACAATCGTTCGGTATAGGGATGCCTTGGTTGCCCGTGCAAAACGCTGTAGCGCGTACTGTGCGACGTTATAGGGGCATTGAAAGCTAGGACATTGAACAGGCGTTTCCCGGCTTGAAAATTGACTATTTGTGCGTGGGCCTCCCTCGACCCGAAGGAGCGCCTGCGCCCCCGTACGCCTGTGCGCGTGCGCGTGCATGACGTGTGCGCATTATGCGTGCGTGCCTGCGCGTGCGGTATTGCTCGCGTGCGTGCGGTATAGTTCGCGCGTGCCCGTTTCCATTGTCGCGGTGTGGTGCTGTGTGGTGCTGCGTCCTGCTGCTGCGTGCTGCGCCACTGCTACCACTGGACGCGCCTGCGCTGGGCTGCTGGTGCTGGGCGGTGCTGCTGTGTGTATCGGTGGCT